GCAGGATGACGTCTACACCAATAAGCGCTGCGACAAGGAAATTGCTTCGTTTACTAAGCAAAAAGTTGGCGGGGCCAAAGGGGCACGCATTAGGTGGGATAAAGCCAAGCTAGAGGGTGGGGATAGCCTACCTAATGGGGAGGGTAATGGGGAGGGCATAAGGGAGGGCAATGCTACCCCAATAGCAACCAAGAACCAAGAACCAAGAACCAGAGAGAGCCGCGCTACGCGCTTGCCACCAGACTGGGAACCGTCCGATCAGTTGATTGCTTTCATGCGGAAGGAAAGGCCTGATCTGAACCCAAGCCATACCATCATGAAGTTTTGCAATTACTGGCAAGCCAAATCAGGCAAGGACGCTACCAAGCTGGATTGGGATAAGACCTTCCAAAACTGGGTACTTGCTGAGAAAGAAGGCAAGGCGAAGCCTGCAAGCCAAGATCCCTTCGCAAGCCGAGGTGGCGTATGAAAGGGCACGACTTCGTCATGGACCTGCTGGCCAAAAATGAGGTGCCCCGCGCCGTCTTCATCGAGTTTGATGGCAAGCCTGATGCCTACGCCGCAGCCCCGGTTGTGGTGGTCAGCAAATGGGATTTTGACTACCGCTGGGCCAAAGGCCTGGTGGCTCACGTTACAGGCCTGGACTCCGATGCAGTAGCGCGCACCACCAAGGAACTGCTCCGCTGCGGTGCTGCTCGAGTCTTCGCCCATTACACCGAATCACGCTTTCCCATCCTCTGGGACTCAAAGGTTGACGCATGAATACCATCCCTCAAGACATCGATTTCCAAGCCTGGTATGACTCCATGGAAGCCCAGGTCCGCGTTAGATCCGCGGCTGATTGCATGGACCAGTTGATCGACCAGGTTAAGAACCCGGTCACAACCAAACCCATCACGATGCCCTGGTCCAAGACGCTGGGCCTTTTCGAGTTTCGGCCTGCCGAAGTCACGGTCTTTGCCGGCACCAACGGATCTGGCAAGTCCATGCTGACCGGCATGATTGCCCTGAGCCTGATCGCTCAAGGCCAGCGCGTCGTTATCGCTTCGTTTGAGATGAAGCCCTTGCGCACCCTGCAAAGGATGGTCAGGCAATGGTCCCGTCGCAGAGACCCTGCTGTAGCCGATTACGAGGCCTTCAAGGACTGGGTTGGCGACCGGATGTGGTTTTATGACCAGCAGGGAACGGTAAGCCCTGGGCAGGTTTTAGGGGTCGGCAGTTACGCTGCAGCCAATCTCAATTGCAAGCACTACCTGATCGACTCGCTGATGAAATGCCTGCGTGACGAGGACGACTACAACGGCCAGAAAAACTTTGTGGACCAACTCTGCACCCTGGCTCGAGACTACGACACGCACATCCACCTGGTGCATCACATCCGCAAGCAACAAAATGATGAGAACCCGCCCACCAAGATGGACCTCAAAGGCTCAGGCTCGGTGGCCGACCAGGTTGATAACGTGATCCTGATGCACCGCAACAAAAAGAAGGAGCGTGAGGTTGAAGCAGGAAACGTCGTTGACCAGTCAATCCCTGACGCTTACCTGGCCATCGAGAAGCAGCGCAACGGCGAATACGAAGGCGTCATCAGACTTTGGTTCGACAAAAACTCACAGCAATTTACTGAGCAAGCCTATGGAAACCCCATTAGTTTTTGAGGCCACCTTGCCATGGCCACCTACCGTAAACACTTACTGGCGGCACAGAGTCATTGGCAAGCTCGCCACCGTATACGTTTCGCAGGAGGGCCAGGCCTACCGCAAGGCAGTGAACTTATGTCTTATGGAACATGGGGTGAAAACTTACGAACTCGAGGGGGACCTGCGAGTCGAGATCGAAGTGTTCCCACCGGACAAACGCAAGCGGGACATCGACAATCTGCTCAAGTCCCTGCTGGACAGTCTGACCCACGCTCAGGTGTGGAAGGACGACAACCAGATTTCGGATCTGAGGATCTTCAGGAACAAGCAAATCGCCGGAATCGTAAAGGTGAGGGTGTATGAGCTAGAACCGCCTACAAGCGATTTTTCCAAAGGCATGTAGGTGGACATCAACCAACCATTATTTGTGCCTCTGAGGCGGCATAGCAAGGCTAGAAAGGGCATCCATGAATGACAATGTCAATCACCCAAAACATTACAACTCACATCCATCAGGTGTGGAGTGCATTGAGATTACTGAGCACATGACTTTCTGCTTGGGCAATGCCATGAAATACATCTGGCGCGCAAGCCTCAAGGGCAAGGAGGTCGAAGACTTACGCAAGGCTCGGTGGTACATCGACCGGGAAATTTCACGCATCTTGAATGAGAAAAACCATGAAGCATGATCCGCATGATGCAGTCGATTACATCATCAAGCACGCAAAACAATTTGCCGATGCCAAAGCGCAGCGCGTCTACCTTGAAGAGTTCAGGAAGAGCAAGAAGGCGTTGCTGATGAAGCAATCCATTGAGAGCGCCCTTGGCGCACAAGAACGTGACGCCTATGCTCACGCTGAGTATGTTGAACTGCTTAAAGGCCTCAAGGAGGCTGTAGCAATCGAGGAGAAATTGAGATGGGATCTGATCGCAGCACAAGCCAGAGTGGACATCTGGAGAACGGAACAAGCCAACCTGCGCAACGAAGGCAAGGCCACGATCTGATGAGCAACGATGGCCGCCACAAACAAATGCTGGCAGACCTGGCTGACTTTCTTGGCGCCGTAGCGTTTGAGGACGACAAGGGCTGGACCGAGGAAGTTTATTCCGAGGGCTGGAGCGCTGGCTTCAGATCAGGTCTGGCATATGCCGCAAAGATTGCGCAATCACAAGGCAGAGGTTGGGGGATAGAACATGCCGAGCAAATACGAAAAGCTTTGTAATCTCAAGCAGGGCACCTGGTTCATCTTGATCCGATCGGGCGAGGTGCTGCAAAAGCTTGGTCCCATGAAAGATGACTACCGCTACATCAGTTGCCGGGCTGTCACGGGTGATACCAAGGTGCTTAATTGCTTAGTTGGCGTGGAGACGATCGATGAACCAGGAAGAGAAAAAGCACCTGAGTAAGGTGGCTGCCATTGGCTGCGTGCTATGTCACTTGCAGGGCACACCAGGTACGCCAGCAGAGATCCATCACCCGCGTAAAGGCACCGGCATGGCCCAGCGTGCAAGCCATTACGACGCGATCCCGCTATGCCCTGAGCACCACCGCGGTAAGACAGGCGTTCACGGCATGGGTATCAAAGGGTTTACCAAGCATTACCAGGTGGATGAGGCTGAACTGCTGCATGTGACACGCCGTTTGGTTGCCTACCATGACCACTTGTCGGACGGATGGCGTGTGTCTACACAAGTGGATTAAATGAGAGTACGATTGAGTCTCAGTAGCAAACAACGCAAACCAACCAGGAGCAAACAGCATGGACAAGCAAAAGTTTATTGATCAGATCATCTTCCACGACGACGACAGATGGGTAGTCCTCGGAGCAGGCGCACAGCGCGATGGCAATACCTTCTGCCACCTTGCAAGCACAAGCCGTGGCCGCCAGCAAAAGAATGGCTGGACACCTGTGCAGATCTGCGATTGGGTGAGCACTGAAGTGCTCGAAGCAGCCGTAAAGCGTGACACGGGCGCATGGATCAAAGGCACCGAAGATGATGATGAGGCTTACGACTACATCCCTTCAGCAGCAGAACTTAGCTAATCAAATCCAGGGGCTACGGCCCCACCACCTGGAGCAAACACCATGAGCAAATTTGACATAACCGTTCAGACTGAAGACTACGAGAGCATCAAACTCAGCGACTACGATGACAACCTTTGGCTGTCAGTGTGGAAGATTGGCAGCCACTGCTCAGCGAGCCTAACCCGCGATCAAGTCATTGAATTGCGTGATGCCCTTAACCAATTCCTTGCCATGAACGAGGTTGCCAACACAGCAGAGAGCGCATAAACTGAACCTGGCAGTCCATGTGTTCTCCTGAAATCCTCTGCACTTCCCCGTAGAGTTGGCCCCCAGCAATTGGGGGTTCTTTTTTTGGTAAAGCTGTAGTAAAATCAAGCAGTTAGACCTTGCCTTGCGCAAGCAATTGCCACCAGCCCACCAAAACCCTATCATCAGCGGATCTCATGTCACTG